TGATCCAGACTATCAACGGGCACTCCTCCGGGGATAAGACGACGTCAATTGCTTCTATCATGGAGCCGGTATGTCGAGCGATCGATCTCGGCTGCGGCATCGCCTATACCACGGCGGCGCTGACCCAGATATTCCCCCACGCTGATGTCTACGGAACGAACCTGCCGGGGAAGCAGTACGACTTCGGGGAGAAGATGGCGAGGCGGTATGGATTCACGATGCTAGATGAGATCCCGAAGCTGCCGGTGGACCTCGTGATGGCGTTTGAATACTTCGAGCACATCGAGGCCCCACTCTTCCATCTTCAGGTAATCATTAACCGTTTAGAGCCGCGCATGTTCTACCTCGCAAATTCGTTCAATACGTTCTCTGCAGGTCACTTCAGAACCTACCGCCCGATGCGGAGAGACACGACGGCGGTGTGGAGCCAGGGAAAGATCTCAAGAGTCTTCAACCGCCTCCTCGGCTACAACGGATATGAAAAAGTGAAAACGGGGAACTGGAATAACAAGCCGGCACTGTGGAGGAGAAGTTGATGGAGAAGTCATCGAGAGTATTGGTTACTGGAGGAGCAGGGTACATCGGATCCCACGTGGTACAGGAGCTATGCGATAGGGAATACCAGGTGGTCGTCCTCGATCATTTCTCTCTCGGTCGCAGGGAGAATGTGGACCCCCGGGCCGAGATCATCGGGGGGGACATCTGCTACTCCGCAGATCTCGAACGAGCCTTCACCACCTACGGGGACATCGGAACCATTTTCCACTTCGCTGCGCTCAAGGAGGTGGGAAGTTCAATGGGCAATCCCATCGAATATGCGAGGAACAATCTTGTCGGGAGTCTGAAGTTGATGGAGGCTGCGGTACAGCACAATGTCGAACGCTTTGTCTTCTCCTCCTCCGCCTCGGTCTACGGGGCACCGCAATTCATTCCGATAGATGAGAGCCACCCGACCGAGCCGGTGAATTACTACGGGTACACGAAGCTGGCGGTCGAAGAGAACCTACGCTGGTTCAGCAAGCTGCACGGGCTCCGTTACTCCGCACTCCGATACTTCAATGCTGCCGGTTATGATCGCAGCGGTCGCATCATAGAGAGGGAACGGAGGCCGGCGAATCTTTGCCCTCTCGTCATGGAGGTCGGCGTCGGGATGAGGGACAAGCTCCAGGTCTTCGGGAACGACTACGACACGCCGGACGGTACTTGCATCCGTGACTATATCCACGTCGACGATCTCGTGCTCGCGCACATCTACGCAATGGAATATCTCATGGAGTGGAAGGACGAGGATCTCGTTGTGAACCTGGGCACGGGCCGAGGGTATTCCGTCCTCGAGATAATCGCGGCCGCAGAGTCGGTAACTGGCGCCAAGATTCCTTTTGAGTTCACAGATCGCAGGCCGGGAGATCCGTCCACGCTGGTCGCCAGTTCCTTCCTTGCGGAGGAGAAGTTACGCTGGAGGGCCGAGCACTCTGACCTCTCTACTATTTTCGAGTCGATGCTTCGTGCCTATACTTGACACCGCGCCTGTTTCTGGCAGGATAGAAGAGCAATGGAAATCTCATTGAGACAAGGAAACGGAAGGAGGAGAGGATGAAGTGGACGAAACTGATCGTGATGCTTTGCATCTTCGCCGTGGTTATGCTCGCGCTCGTAGCTGGCACCACGTCGGAGGGAAGCAACTCGACCGATAACCTGGAGGTGTCCACCGATATTGTCGGCGGAGTTTCCGCGGCTCCGGCCGCAATCGAAGAGGAGGCCGAACTCGTCTACTACGACGAAGTCGGTACGCTCGTGATGATCTGCTTTACGGTCAGCGCTGACGCGCAATCAGAACGCAATGTCAATTTATTTCATGACAGATCTGATGAGAGCCGAGGCACAACTAACAATAGAACAGATTCTATTGTGGCGAAACACACGTTCCGCCTCCTCCCCGATCCATCGCTGGGCACAGACCTGAGAAATCCAGAACATCTCGACTAACCCCCGCCTGATTCCCTCTTGACATCCTGACCACGCTGCGCGTATATACAAAGTGCAATGTCTATACGCGAACGCAAGCGAACCATGCAGCTGAACATCAGAGTCACGCCCGAGGAACTTGCCCAGATCCGTGCTGCTGCCCAGGTCGCAGAAGTTACGATGACACGGTTCGTGGTGAAGGCGACCATTGACAAGATCAATGACAACGAAACTGGGTTCAAGGGTACGCTCCGCAGGATGAGAGAGGCGGGAGAGGTATGACCAAAAGAAAGCCCCCGACTACACCCCCCAAGAAAGCCGGTTCGGTCAAAGCGATGCCGGCGGCGAAGGGTGGTAAAGGACGGCAACCGTCAGTCGCAAAGAAGGCAAAGAAAAAAACCAATGGGCCGAAGATAACTGCGGCGACTTACAACACGCTGCAGGAGGCATACTTCGAGCACCAGTCCATCGACCACGCGGCGAAGGTGGCGAAGGTTTCCTTCAAGACTGCGAAGGTTTACATCAACGGACCGGGCAAGCCGGAGGTCGGGCTCGTGCCCATCAAGCAGCTGTGGCTGGACGTGCAGATGGAAGCCCAGGAGAAGCGCCAGCTGACCCTCCTCAACTTCCATAAGGAACAGCTGAAGGAGCTGGAGGAGATGCTGAACACCTCGCTCGGTGAGCTGAAGTTGATCCGTGCCGGCACGATGCGGCGAATGAAAAACTTCAAGGATAGCGGCGGCGTAAATATCGAGACGGCAGCTTCTCTCGGATCCGCGCTGAAGAGTTATGAGAGGGTGGCGCGATTGACGGAGAGGTTCCTCGGCGCGGCGGATACTACGCTGGAGCATCGGGGTGACGATAGGTATCTGAATTGGAGCGACGACGAGATCGTTGAGTTTATGACCACCGGCAAGGTTCCGGACCACGCTCGGTAGAAAGGGGCCCGCATGCACACCAGATATAACGACTGTAGACCCGACGAGTTGGAGCAGGTCGGCCTCGACCAGATAGCAGCGCCAACAAAAAAAGCATAGGTGATCGGGTGGATAGTAGGAAGGAGTCAGCGCGCATGGAACACATGAAGTACGAACTACCGAAGGTTATCACTACCGATGCCCTCCCTCCTGGGACGGTGATCCTGGTCAGCGGTATGCGCGAGTACGACCTGTCCATAGAGGAGCCTCGGCACATCTTTCCAGGCACCGTACACGCCCTCGAGGGAGGGACACCGAAGTGTCTCGGATTTCTCGATGCGGCGAAGGCTATCAACTGCGGAAGGAAGTCCTGATGGCTCGCATGGAACGCACGGAAGAGGACTCGTGGATGGTCCGCGCAGCGTGGAAGGTGAGCGACTGGGTCAAGGAGGTTTACGCGGCCCATCTCCTCCGATGGATTGAGCGCGAGGCGAGGAAGCGGAAGCGATTGGAGGAGGCGACCCAGGACCCGTCAGACGCCTCTGTAATCCTCGTGGACTTCGGCAGGGTTGAGGCTACCTCCGCAGACGGCACTGGGAAGGGACAGGACGCAGCATCGGTCCCTGAGGATAATAGAGAGGACCGAGGGAGAGGAGAGGGGAAATGAAGAGAAGAGTCGCACCGTTCAACACTCCTCGCGTGTACTCCGCACCCCTTTTTAGCGATGAGGCCATGCGAGAGGTACTGAGCCATGCGTAGCTGCGAGCCACAGCCTCCTTCTGGGATCCTTTCTGAAGAGGAGATGTTGGACCGACTCCGTGCTGCGCGGCGCGTCTTCCTCCTCGAGCCGAACTACAAACGGAAGTATCTGCCGCTCGGCCTCGCAAAGATTGCGACCTTTGTGAAGAACAACGGAGGGAAGGTTTGGTTCGGGCGCGACTACTTCGGGCCACCGGTAGATCTAATCTGCACGACCTCCCTGTTTACCTACGACTCAGCCCGGGTAGTTCACTCGATAAACAATGCGAGAGGAGTGAGCCGCGATACTCCGATTCTTGCTGGCGGGATCTATGCCTCCCTGATGCCGAAGGATCTGATGGAACGGACCTTCGAGAACGCTGAGATGTTCCTCGGGTATTCGCCCACCCTCGACGAGCTCGTGCCCGACTATTCCCTGGACTGGGGGATGGAGGATCCCTGGAACGATTTCAGCTTCACGTTCACCTCTCGGGGATGTCCGAACAAGTGCCCCTACTGTGCCGTTTGGCGTATCGAACCAGAGGTCTGGGTGAACCCACGATGGCGCGACCACATTCTCCCCGATAAACCGTGTGCGATGATCTCCGACAATAACCTCAGTGCGGCGCCGACAGAACATCTCCATGAGGTTCTAAGCTACCTGGAGGAGACGAAAAAAAAGGTAGTCTTCGACAACGGCTTCGATGCGAAGCACATCACCGAGGAGATGGCGTTGCGGCTGGCGCAGCTGAAGTATACGCGCACGGGAATGCGACTGGCCTTCGACCGCATTGAGGAGGACGGCATCGTCCAGCTGGGCATCGAGCGCCTGATAGCTGCGGGAGTCCCGAAGGCCGAGATAATGGTCTACGCATTATTCAACTTCAACGACACACCGAGGGAGGCATTGTATCGGCACGAACAGGTACGGAAGTTCGGGGCCCGTCCCTATCCACAGATGTACACACCGCTGAACCAGCGCGAGGAGAAGAGGAAGAAACACTTCATCGGAAAGCACTGGACGTGGTCCCTCGCACGTGTCTTCAGAACCTACTGGTTAATGGCAGGGATCTACAGCAAGATGAGCTTCGATGATTACGCAAGGTCGCAGGACAAAGTTGAACTGAACACTGAGGACTGGGAGAAGCTGAACGCATAACCCCGTCGAACGAAATGAAAGGAATGGGCAATGGGCAAGGGCAAGCAAAAAGAGCGCGACCTATCCGCACCGAAGGCGGTCGCAAGCGGGGTAAAAGTTTTCTGTGCTCACGACGAGCTTGTGGATATCACAAAGCTGATACCGAATCCGAGAAACCCAAATAAGCACCCTCAGAACCAGATCGAGCTACTCGCAAAGATCATCATGAACACGGGGTGGCGAGGTCCGGTAACTGTCTCTACGCGCAGCGGGTTCATCGTGCGCGGTCACGGTCGGTACGAGGCTGCGAAAGTTATGCAGGTTGACGACATGCCGGTCGACTTCCAGAACTATGCAAGCGATGCGGAAGAGTGGGCTGACCTCATCGCGGATAACCGAATCGCGGAGCTATCTCGAATGGACACCTCTGGCTTAAAAGATCTCCTGATAGAAATCGACAGCGGCGCGTTTGACATGGACCTCACTGGCTTCGATATGGGATCCCTCGAAGACCTCATGACCCTCGGCATGCCACCGGCAAACGATGCGGGAAAAGAGTGGGAAGGAATGCCTGACTTCGAGCAGGATGACGTGGAACCGATACGCACTCTCTCCGTCCACTTCGTTGACGAGGAGGGCATCGCAGATTTCAAGAAGCTCATCGGCCAGGAGTTTTCCGACAAGGCGAAATACATCTATCACCCCGAGGCGGAGATAGACCACGTCGCTGATAGCCGATGGGTAGGGAAGGAAGGCGAGAAGCCTGAGAAGACTGAGGAGTCTGAGGAGACTGAGGTCGATGAAAAGTAACGGGACATTGCATGCGAGCCTACTCGAAAGAGTGAGGAGCGACCTCCAGCTTTCTCTCAAGGACTTCTGCTCGCGCCTCTCTCTTTCTACAGAGGACTACAACGCATTTCTGTGCGCGGATAATATGCGGAACTTCCCACCGCGTGCCATCAGCCACCTTCGAGATCTTATGCTGGAGATGGAGAAGGCGAACCTGGATAAGTTCAAGGTGCATTCGGCATCTCGGGCCACCGGCCACTTCCACTCGTCGAAGATACTTCGGCACATCGAGAAGATAGCTGGGCTGGACGGAGAGCATCCTGAATCCGTAGGTCCGATAACCATAGAGCTTCACCCCTCGAACGTGTGTAACCACCGTTGTCCAGGCTGTACGTTCAGCATCCCGACACGTGCGAAGGAGCAGGGAGAGCAGGGAGAATTCTGGAAGGCCAAGTTCGACATGGACCTCCTTCCGAAACTCCTCGAGGACATGGTTTCGTTGGACGTGCGCGGAGTCACTCTGTCGGGAGGAGGCGAGCCGCTACTCCACCCTGAGTTGGCCGCTATCATCCGAGGCATTCACGCCGCAGGCATCGAGGTCGGCCTCGTTACCAACGGGTCGCTGCTACACAAGGACAGCGAGAACATGGCGGAGGTTATCTATGCGATTACAGAGTGTTGTACGTGGTGTCGTGTCAGCGTAGATGCGGGAGATCAGGAAGGGTACGAACAGATGCACGGTCAGGTCGCGGCCGTGAACTTCGAGAACCTCGCCGCCGGCATCGCTCGTCTCGGTATTGCGAAGGAGAATACGGGCTCGCAAGTCACACTCGGAGTGTCCTATCTCATGACCCCGGGGAACTATCTTGAAATCATCACGAGCGTGTTGAAGTTCCGCGAGATCGATGGGCTGGACTACTTCCAGGTGAAGCCGTTGGAGATCCCTCCAGTCGAGCGCGGGATGAGCATAGATTCGATCTACTGGGACCGAAGGATCTTCGACACGCTAATCATGTTGGGAGCCTATGAGCGCGACGGGTTCGCAATCTACACTCCAGGCTACAAGTTCGCAGATATTCTTCTCTCCGAAACCGACGGTCTGCCATTCTCGCGGTGCTGGTGCCATCCCTTCTGTCCTACCATCTGTGCTGACGGAACAGTCGCGGTCTGCTGCCACATGCTCGACTATATTTTCAGGGAAAATAAGATCGGGATCTACGGGAAGCTGACGAAGGATCTTCGGCTGTGGGATCTCTGGACTACGGAGGAGAGGTTCGCCGTGGGCAGGGACATTGTGGTACGCATGTGTCCGAGTAACTGTAAGCTCGCAGAGGCGAATAAAACCCTGGAACAAATGTACAACGACTCGCCGCATTCCAGCTTCATAAGCTGAGAGGAAAAGCAGAGATGAACCCGCAGTTTCCGATCTATATTCCGTCGAAGGGCCGATGGGATAACGAGAAGACCATGAACAACCTCGAGGCTATGGGGTGCGACTATCTCGTCGTCGTTGAGGAACCAGAATATACGAAGTACAAAGCGGCGCTCGGGGCCCACCGTCTTATCGTTCTCGACGAGGCATATAAACGCGACTACGACACCCGCGATGAGTTCGGTCTGGACAAGCCTACGGGAGCAGGGCCGGCACGGAACCAAGCCTGGGACCATGCGATCTCGATAGGTGCGAAGTGGCACTGGGTGATGGATGACAACATCGCAGGATTCTACCGCGCATATAAGAATCGGCAGATCAAATTTGCAGACGGCACCGGGATAAAAATCATCGAGGACTTCTGTCTACGGTATGAGAATCTCGTGCTGGCGGGGCCGCAGTATTTCATGTTCGTACCGCGCAAGGTAAAGGTCGCTCCGGTAGTCTTCAACACCCGCATATATTCCTGCCAGTTTATCCGGAACGACATCCCGTTCCGCTGGCACGGGAGGTACAACGAGGACACCCTTCTATCGCTTGCCGTGCTGAAGGCAAAGTACTGTACCGCACAGTTCAATGCCATCCTCCAGCACAAGACTCCCACGATGACAATGAAGGGCGGATACAACGACGAGATGTACAAGCATCAGGACCGTTTCGTAAACTCGGATATGCTCGTCCGTCTCCACCCCGACGTGGCTCGTCACTGCTACCGCTTCGGCAGGAATCACCACTACGTTGACTATACGAAGTTCAAGAAAACGAAGCTGATAAAACGGACTGACATCGAGATCCCGCAGGGACCGAATAACTACGGGATGGAACTTATCGACAGGGCGCCAGGGGAAGGGAAGAACGCCGCGGAATGAATACCGTTGAGCCCAACGCACCGCTGGCCTCAGACCCAGGAGCTATCCCCGTCCAGGGGTTCGTTGAGTCCTCTTCTATCCACGATGACTACAAGCCCCCAGTACTCCATCTGCCCCGGGTAAATCGAGGAGCCTATCTCCACACTCACTCCCGGCATCTGCTCGTGGAGAGGGCCGAGGCAATGCGTGATCGCCAGATTAAAAAGGCGAGGGAATCCGCGTCGTCATTCTTGGAGTATTGCTTCGTCGAGGAGAACAGCGGACTCCCGTATCAACAGCAGTGGGTCCACGACGAATGGCATCGGGCCTGAGATCGGTGACGGCGTGGCAGGGTCATCGCTCCTCGCGACCACGCCAAGACCTCGAATGTGGTAGGCCGAGTCATCTGGGAGCTTGGAAACAATCCGAACCTCCGCGTGAAGATAGTCTGCGCTTCAGACGGACGTGCGAAGGAGAGGCTGTTCGAGATCGATCAGCACATCATGACGAACCCGAGGGTGCGAGAAGTATTCCCAGATCTGATACCGGATCCGGATGCACCTTGGAACGCCCACCGTCTTGTGCTGATGAGGACCGCGAGACACCGCGATGCCTCCGTCGAAGCTCTCGGTATCACATCGACCGCAACAGGTGGACGCGCCGATCTCCTCATCGCAGATGACGTAGTCGACCGACGGAACGCTCTCTCTTTCCCCGCGCTGCGGGAGCAGATCAAGCAGGCATGGAAATCTGACTGGACGAACCTCCTCGAGCCCGACTCGCGGGTCTGGTATATCTGTACCCTCTGGTCGCCTTCAGATCTCTCACATGAGCTGATGGAGAACAAAGCGTACATGGTCCTGCGGTACGACATCGATGACAACTTCGGATCTATCTGGCCGTCGAAGTGGGGAGAGGCAAACCTGCGAATGCGGTATGAGGAGATCGGCAGCATCGAGTTCAACCGAGCCTTCCGCAACCAAGCTATTGATCTGGAGTCTGCTCTCATCCAGCCGAACTGGTTCGCTTATAGCGACCTCCGCACGAACGCACGCTTCGCAGAAATCGTAGAGAAAGACACCGCCATTTTCCTCACCAGCTACGACCCCGCAGGAACGCCGACAGGGAATCGCAACCAGGACTATACGGGAGCATGCGTCGCAGCTATAGACCGGGAGCGCGGTGACGTCTACGTCGTGGACGCATGGCATCGCAGGATAAGTGTGAAGGCTCTCGCAGATATGATTCACGCCGAGGCCATGACGTATAGTCCCTGGCAGGTACTCATCGAGAAAGTAGGGCTCGCAACAGTAGACGAGTGGGTCATCAATGAGTACCCCGAGATGGCCTCCGTCCTGAAGGTGACACGTCCGAGAGTATCGAAGCAACAGCGTCTACTCGGTGCGACTCCTCTCCTCGAAAAAGGTAAAGTAATTTTCTCCGCACACCTCGATCCGAACGGAGAGTTATTCGATGGGTCGAGAGGATCCCTGGTAGACGAATTATCCGAGTTTCCGTTCGGAAAGCATGACGATATGGTGGACTCGTTCTCTCAACTTATCGGCTCTGCCCGTGCACACTTCCTTGACGTGGATGCCGACGGAGGTGAGAATGTACCAGAGATACATTTCTTCAATGAAGAGGACGACAACGATGGATATGCTTTCTGATTCCCCGACCCTTGTGGACACATCGACCGGCTCAGAATATTCGCGCTGGGAGATCGAAGGAGCAACGATGACTATAGAGATCACGCAACACCCGTACCGGCAGCTTGCCGGGGCCTCCTTCATAACTCTCAGCGACGACATCACCGTAGGGGTTAACGATGATCTCTGGGAAAGAGTCCTCGGGCTGAGTCTTATTCTTCCCGGTGGGTGCGAGGTCCATGTGGACGATGTGGAGCTAGACCGGGCGCTCGAAGACATCGAAGAATGCGATGAGAACTGGCCTGATGCAATGGAGAGAAGGCCGGACCTATTCTGCAACACCAGCGGCCTCTCCGAGTTCAACGGCGCGTTGGGAAGGGCGGCGGTCGCAGCTGATGGCGTGGACCTCCTCGTGCCCGTAGTTGTGAACGATGCTGACCTCCCTCCAGTACGATGCCTCGTGCCCCTGGCCTCTCTTCTCGCAAGGTTCCAATCCACAGAGCGCGGCGCCGGGCCCCACGTTCGGGGTACTGCAGGCAAGGGGGACAACGAAACGATATGCCACCACGTCGGCAAGGATTTCGGCACTGCGAAATGTAGAGGATGTTTGCGGCGCTTCTGGATGGCGAAAGGGCGAGAGCTGGGAGTGATCGATGGGTAGTAAAAAAGAGAACGCCCCGCCCCGTGTGAGACTTGCGACCCACATCGATCTGTCGAAGGCGAAGCCTGGATGCAAGCGATGCAATGGGAGAGGTATCAACGGATACAAAACTGCCGACCTCGGAGACGGGGAAGGAGACACGCAGATCCCGATCATCTGCCGCTGCGTGAGCCGCAACGGAGGAGTCGAACCTGACGAGCTAGATCGGATCCTCGCGGAGGCGAAGGAGCAGCTCGACGCCGGGGTATTCCACGAACGGTTGGCCGAGGACATTTACAGGATGCCGGTGGAGGCACAAGCCAGGGCGGTAGCGGGATTGATGCGAGGTGTTGTGGATAGGGGTAAGCCCCAAGCCTCTCGGGATACACTCGGCCTTGCGCTGGACCTCATGGGCAAGGCTGAAGACTGGTCTGAGCTTCGCAGTCAGGCCATCCGAATTCTAATACGAGACGCATCTGACCCGCTTTGCGGGGAGGAGCAGAGAGAACTGGCGACTCGCGCAATGGCGAAGGCCCGCGCAGCGATGAACTGAAGGAGAAAAAAGATGTCATTCCCCGAAATCAGACACATGGACTTTCCTATCGACGGAGCCGGAACAGCCCTGGAAAAAAGAGCCGGCGAGGTCTTTGATGCGAGACAGATGAGCGAGAAGGGTTACGACTTCACAGCCGTAGTAGCCTCGGCCTTCACAGCTGACCTCGAAGGAAGCGTGACCGGCGACCAGTGGACTGTCATCATTGGCCTCGCGGCCTCGGGTCAGGGCGCTGTTGCGAACCACTACAACTACCTCCGCATCAACTGTACCGTCGTTGGTGCATATGCCGGGGATACATTGAAGGCCGCAGGGAAGGTGCTGTAATGGCCGCGACAAAGCCGAGGAAATCGAAGGCGAGGAAACCCAAGAAGCCGCCGGCAAACGACAAGCAGCCGCCTCGTCTCGACATCCGTGAAGCTCTCGCCAAAGCTGCGGTCCTGACGGGTCGGGAGGTCTCCGAATCCTCCGCCATCGCCTCGATGAATACACGCCGAGATGCCTACGGGGATTCAGGCGCGGTCGAGCCTCCTTACGATCCCGAGTCCCTGCTCAATTACGTCGAGTTGACCCCGCACCTCGCGCCCAACATTGCGAGCTACCAGACCAACATCGAGGGGTACGGGTATCAGGCTGTACCGGTCGAACCGTGGCTCAGAGATCTGGATAGCGAGGAGGCACGGGAGGCAATCAAGAACGCACTGCAGATCGAAGCGTGGATTGACGAGGAGGAGGCGGCACTCGATCAGGAACAGAAGAAGTCCGCCGGGGAGGATTCCAACGATCCTCCCGCAGACGGAGATGGCGAAGAAGGCGAGACGGTAGACGACGATGGGGAGGTCAACGAAGAGGACGTGTCCGGTACGGTCCTGGCGCTGGAGACGCAGCTACGCCGAGACAGGTTCCTGTTCGATGCTTTCTTCCGCAACGCATGTTCCACGATGAGCTTCACGAAGCTCCGCCGCATCACGCGCTTCGACATCGAGGCACACGGATGGGGATCCTGGGAGCTACTTGCTGACGGGCTTGGCAGGCTGAAGCGGCTGAACTACATCCCGGGCTATACCGTGCGACCCCTGAAGGATGAGGGCGAGTTGGTTCAGGTCGCAGAACCCGATCCCGTGACTCCTCTCTCGGAGGGTAGGGAGGTCATCGTCCATCGCAGGTTCCGTCGCTACGTTCAGATCGTAGGAGAGAAAAAGGTGTACTTCAAGTCGCCTGGGGATCCTCGCATCATCTCCCGTACCAGCGGGAAGATCTTCAACGACGAGAAGGCGATGAAACTGCCGAAGGAGGAAGGCGGGGATGGACCGGATGCGATGCTGGCGAATGAGCTAATCTATATCCAGCTACATGACCCGCGCACACCGTGCCCTCCTCCTCGCTGGATCGGAAATCTCCTCGCTGTTCTCGGCGTGAGAGAGGCCGACGAAACGAACTACTTTTACCTCGACTCATCTGCTATTCCACCAGGGATCCTTTTCGTATCCGGAGGGAAGGTGCCCCGCGAAATGAAGGACCGACTCGAGCAGCGCATGAACCAGGAGTTTGCGGGGTCGGATAACCGGCACAAGATCCTGGTAGTCGAAGCACATCCGATGAAGCTAAAGGGAGAGGAGCGCACGATGATGCCGTCGATGGAGTTTGAATCCCTCCGTGACGCGCAGCAGACCGACGCCACCTTCACGAATTACGATGAGAGAAGTGCTGACCGAATCGGCGCTTCCTTCCGTCTCCCTCCCATGCTCCGAGGCTACACTCCGAAGACGCTGAACAGAGCTACTGCGTTCGCCGCGCTCGACTTCGCGGAGGCACAGGTGTTCGAGCCTGAGAGAGAGGATATTGACTGGGTCGTTAACAAATATATTCTCCCTCGAATTGGGGTGAAGCTCCACACGTTCAGATCCAACTCTCCTCCCACTCGTTCGCCGGAAGAGATTGCGGAATTGATCCGAGTTGCGGCGCCGCAGGGTGGACTACTTCCGCAGGAAATCCGCAGCCTACTCGAGGACGCACTGAACCGTTCCCTTACGAAGATAGATGAGGAATGGGCGTCCTGGCCGATGCCTATGACTCTCGCAGGTATCGGAGGAGGAGGAGGAGGAGCGCAGCCCGGGGAAGCAGATGAGGAGGGCATAGCCAGCCTCGCAGAATTAACGAACCGCCTCGACCAGATGCAGAAGCGGGTGGAAGCTATTATCACAACCGAGCTTCGCAACGCAGGCTTCGATGGGGACGGCGTGAAGGCCAGCTGGATGGAAGTCGACGAGGACGAGGACGACGACGGTGAATAGTTTATTCGCAAGGCCGGAAGGCGTGGAGGTCGGAGACTACTTCATCAACATCGACATGGAGAAATCCGACGAGCACCATCCGATGCGGAAGGTCAAAGTGATAGGCATCGACAACACCGGCATGGTTCATCTCATGTGTGCGATCCCTGGCCTCGGCGGCATGAGCACAGTCATATCTTCAGAGGGGCTGAAGACCGAATACCGCAAGTACGAGGAGGTGTGACATGGCCTTTCCGCCAACGCCCTTTCCTGCCGTAGCAGCTGAGTTCACGATCCCGCTGCCCATCTCAGTACCGACACGGATAGGCGATCCGCCGCTGACCGAGATAGTCTGCACTACCGCGAAAACGGACGAGAGAGGATACACAAAAGACGGGCACGATATGTACGCCGTGACCTACCTCCTGACTACGGTTATCGGGGTTCAGCAGATCTCTCTACTTGCCAATGCACGCACGTTGCGGCTCACCGAATCCGTGGACGCCATCGTGAAGGCTCAAGCTCTTTACCTCGCATCGCAGAACGCCTATGCGTATCAGGTGCCTCCTCAGACTCCTCCTGATAACCCCGGCATCGGATCTCCGTACACGAGGGATGTGATTGCAACTGAAGATGGCACGCAGCGATTCCGAGGATCCTGTGGAGGTATCACCTCGATCTCCGCTGCGTTAGTTGCGACGGTAGACGTAGGATTCGATCCCGTGTGGCAAGCTGAAAGACCGTAGAGTCGAGGAGGCTATTGTGGTCGAACAGGAATTTTTCAAAGGTCCGTATCGTATCCTCTCTGGTGTCAGTTCTCTCGTACAGAAACGGATGCCTGGGAGAGGAGAGATCATCCTGCACGAAAGCGGCGCGATAGTCCTCCGCTGCCCGAAGTGTGCCGCGCTCCAATTCACTCGTGCTGACGTTCTAAATAGTCCTGACACGCCGACCCTGGACCGTCCCGTTCACTGCGGTTCTGGTCACTGCAAGAAATGCGGAATTTGGTTCGTAATTCGGAACGGTATCGCGACCATCATTGATGAGCCAGCGCCGAAGGTGCGAGAGATCCCGAAAGCCCTCGCCCGAGCAGGAGTCCGACGCGCTCCGAAGATAGAAGAAAAATGATCGGCATTTACTCCAGGCCAGCGAGTGGGTTCATGTCTGTCGAGCCCGTCGCGGATCTCGGAGAGGACGCAGCCGTCGCATTGTGGAAAGCGGGGGTGAGGAGCGGCAGTCCGATCCAGGCCGCAAAGGGTCGTGCGATAGTAATCATGGCCCCTTCAGGGCCGATAGTCGCGCACCTCTCCTCCACAGACTCCCAGACGGCACGGAGAGAGGCGGTACGTTCTATCCCGATAGGGGAGGTCATCCTGCTGGAGGCGACCTATAGGGGCCAGTATACAGTCTTCAGCCGGGTAGAGGTTCTCAGCGTTATGACGCCTGAGGAGGCTGCGAAAGATGACTCCCTTCGCCTCGTCTCTCCACACGGGGTGCTCGTATCGAAAACCCTCTCTCCAGCCAATCCTGTGGACGCAAAGATCATCAGCGAACGCCTCGCAGGACAGCTCCGACATGCTGAGCGCATTGCCTTCCAGCCGGAGCTACAAACCTACGTGGAACGCATGAACGTGAACTGGGGGAAACTGAACGCAACGCAGACGGCGGAACAGCTGGCAAAGATCCGCACGGACCTCCGGTCGATGCTGAACGGTGCGGCGCGGAAAGTTATGCCGACGTGGACTACCAGTTGCGAGACTTCTCTGAAGGGAGTCTTCAACGGAACGCGTAAAGTGCTCCGCAACAACTTCCTCCCTTCCGTCGGGCTTTCCCTTCGCCAACCAGACGTTCGAGCTATCCAGGCCATCTCTGATCAGCAGGGATTTTGGATGCGAGATTCAGCAGGGTACCGCAGCGACTTTCTGACACAGAAGGCTCGCGTGATTGTGCACGATGGGCTGAAGGATGGGCTCGGAAGAAATGCAATCGGAAGGAACCTTCAGCACGCACTTCCGAAGGCGTGGAAGGCGATGGGCCAGCGGTACTTCAACACGGTCGCAGCCAACGCAGTGAGCCGGGGTCGTTCCTACTCCGAGGTGTCCGGCTACGTGGAGGTGGGTATCGAGTCCCTGGAGATCCAAGCTGTCTTCGATGAGAGGACCACGGAGATCTGCCGATGCCTCGACGGGCAGATCATCGACACGCATATTGTGAGCCAGCAGATCATCGGCGCGATGAACGTGGCAAGTCCGGAGGATATTCGAGAAGCATCTCCGTTTTTGAAGGAACAGTTCAACCAGAAGACCGGACTCAAGGAGATAGTCACCGCGAATAACGGAACGAAGATCGCGGAGGTTCTGAGGAGCGGAGTGGGCAGGGTAGATGATAGGGGCAAGTTCAATATGCACCGTCAGAACAACGGGCTTGCCGAAGCGAACATTGGACCTCCTCCGTACCACCATCTCTGTCGCTCCTGGACGATACCTGTGACCTCCACGGTATCGGTGCCACGCGGCAAAGCTCCACGAGCTATGGGGCCAGCGACTCCTCCGGTGATGCGACCGAAGCCAGCGCCGAAACGCGGCGGAGCTATGCCGTTCAGACCTCTGGCCAGTCGTCCGCTGGAGAGCGTTCCAAAAGCTACGCCAAATAATCCTGCCGTCGTAGGAGAGGATGCGCTACTGGACCGTTACCCATATACAGAGGACTTTCTTGTGCCGTCTGCTCTCCCTGCAGGTCAGGTGGTTGGAGATACGCTCGGCAGTGCAGCAGGCTATTTTCAGCAGTACCAATTCGACATCGGGACTCGTGCGATTCGCGCTATCGGAAAGATGACGAGAGCGAAGATGCCGACCTGGGCCGACCTCGTTGCTGGGAAGCATAAACTGCACGGGCTATCCGGCCAGTTGAAGCTGACCGCTGATACGTCGGGAGTGCTCCTGCATGTCGATGCAGTTGGCTTCCCAACCCTCCGCCAGGTTATCCTCGAGGAGTCCCAGACCATCGCTGCAAATCGTGTCTACTCATTGCGATCCCAGACCAGCGGAAAGTCTCAATATCTGAAGTTCAATCCAGATAAGAAACGGCTCGCAACAGACGGGCTGAAGAAGCTGAAGGCGGCGAAGACCGACGCGGAGATTCAGGCCGCGCTCAAGTCGCTGAGAAAAACAGGATACGTGAAGAGAGAATCCCAGTGGGAGAAGGTAAACTTCGGGCAGCCAGCCCTGCCTCTTCCGCCGGCGCCGAAGCCCAAGCCCAGGCCCAAGCCGAAACCGAAACCGAAGCCGCGGTCGATCACAAATCCGAAGCCGAGGCCGAAGCCGAAACCGACCACTACGCAGGTCTCACCGACAGGACAGATCATACGTCCGAAGCCGAAGCCGAAGACACGGGCTGGTGCGTTCCAAGAAGCTGTGCCGACATCTCCGCCGATCATGACAACGACGGAATATAATACGAGAACCACCTACGATGAGTACGGGCTACTTAGTTCCAAGGCTCAGACGATGAAACAGCAGGTCAAGTACCGTTCTAAATTCGAGACGAATAGGATCAAGGATGCGATGAAATCGGTCGAGGCAAAACTACCATCTGGCCTCTCCTCAATCGAGAAGGAGAGGCGCATGGCGAAGGGGTTACAGGACTTCATCGCAGCCGACACTGGAGCCGTCGAACACGTCTCATCTAAAATGGTTCGGGAGTTTACCAAGAAGCTGCCAGGGAAGGATTCCCTTCCTCATATGATCAGCAATGCGAAGAACAGTGCGAAGAACAGTGCGAACAAGGGGATGATGCGGCTGAAGCCCGGGAAGACGGCCGCTGATATTACACTCGAGAAGGTTTCTGATAGTGAAGTCGCAGAGCTGATGAACGGAACTTTCAAAAACCTCAGTCAGAGAGTAATGGAAGCGTCGAAGCATCAGGGCTTTCCGCATGTTTATCGGGCCAAGAATGTTACCGACGGAGCATTCTATCAGGAGTTTGAAAACATCATCGTATTGCCGGAGGCTTCGGCCTATGCAGTGTCGATGGAGTCGACTTTTAAGCACGAGTTTAACCACTTTATTGATCGTGTCTCGCACCAATTCTCTGGCGAGGCCGGTGTCGTTTTCCGGCAGCAGAACTTCACTTCCACAAAGTCACTTCATTCCCCGTCCGGGTATAGTTATCGCCAGGGGAAATGGGGCGATGAGTACTGCGGTCGGATATCCACCTACAACGCGGTAAGCGAGATCCACACCACATTTGCTGAGGTAGTAGACAAGAGCCGACTCGATGACCTCTGGCGCATGTACAAAGCGAACCCAGAACACGCCGGCCAGTTTTTGGCCCAGGGCAAAGGAGCGTATATCCCATGATCGGAATCCTTCCAGTAACCGACCGCAATGGTAAGACGGTGGCGACGTTGTCGTGGGACGGTACGATGTGGCGCGGCAAGGGAACTTGGATCGACTACGCAAGCCACCAGATCCGGACCAAGGTCGAGAATGCAATCCTGGCCTACGAAAGTCTCAAAATAAACCGCTTCTCCGATATGGTTGGGGATGCGACCAGAGTCCGCGGCTGGCAGGGTTTTGCGGGATGGTATCAGGCGTTAGCGATTGCCCTTCCGGCATACGGCCTGGATATAGATCGGGAAAATATCACTTGGCCACACGGCTGATAGATCAGATGGTTCTCACCACCATCTTCCTCTTCAGTTGACAGTGGTGCCCAAACAGAGGTAGGTTTATATCAATGGAAGCCCTGATCCCCAATTCGTTTAAAGCAACGAAGAGTCCGTTCTCGGACATGCTCTTCAGCCCTCGCCAAGCATTACGGGCAGCGAAGATTTTCGAGAACACTCTGGCTGAATCCTTTGTTGAAGACGAGCGGCAGATGGGGCTCGAGTTTAGGCGCAGGATCCAGACGGGGACAGAGATGAAGCGACGCGCTGAAATAATGGCGCGATGGTTCCGCGTATTCCGTGGCGACCTCGGATATTCAACTACCGAAAATCGAGGCTGATCTCGGACGCGCATTACGAAGTGAACTGGATGGTGGAATTTACTCGCCCGCGCCGGCCGGAAGGTCGTACTGCGCGCCAGAAGGAGAGACACAATGACCAAGAAATTTCTGGAAATCGTAAAGCGTCAGACCGTGCTCGCCGCCAAGGCTGCCGACGGTAAAGCGACAGCCGAGGAGCTGACCGAACTCGTGAAGCTCAACACGGCGATCAAGGCCGCAACCGAGCCGGTCGAGCAGAGGGTCGACACCGCGCTCAAGACCATGACGCTGGCAGAATTCCGCGTGTGGCATGAGAAGGCGGTGAAGGCTATCGAAGACGGCGACGCCGACGATTCCCTCCTCGCAATCGTGAAGCGGAATATCGCTTCCGTAAAGGACCAGGGAAAGACCAAATCCGAGGACGTCGTGGCAGTAGAGATGCCGGTCGAGAAGTCCGATTCGGATAGGGTCTCCGCCCTGGAGCAGCGCATCGCAGAACTGGAAGCGAAGCGCGATGCAGTGGACGATACCGACGCCGACGCCGACGCCCAAGAAGGTGACGATGAAGACGACAAGAAAACCGCCCAGGCTCTCGCCATCGCGGTGATCGATGCGCTCCTCGCGAAGTATGCCGCGCTCAAGAAGGACGACCTCGAAGGTATCTTCGAGGGTGACTTGGAGCTGAAGGAAATCATCAGCAACGCCACCGCGTTCACAGCCAAAGTCGACGAGGTGAAAGCTGCGGTCGACGACGACAAGGGCGAAGGCGACAAGGCCGACGATGACAAGGGAGACGACGACAAGGGCGCGGACGATAAGGGAGACGACGACAAGGGCGCGGACGATAAGGGAGAGGGAGACAAGGGCGACGTCGACAAGGGAGACGACAACGACGATGACACGCCGTCAGGATGGACCTCCGGCCTAGATATCGCGCCGCGCCAGTCTGCTACGGAGCAGCACCAGGAAATCAGAGCGCGCAAAGAAAAATTCGGATACTAGCCACACTCCTCGGAGGTGATACGTGATCGACATCGGAATTTTCCAGTCGAGTCGAACGAACGGAGACGGCGTACCGATCTCCTTCTTCGGTTATGACGATGAGGCGTTGTTGGCTGCTCTGTATAAAGCTGCTTCGGAGATCACTGGACCCGGCCTGGAGAGGTTCGATCCCGAAGAGGGCATGCGCGTTCAGAAGGTCGCGCAGATTGCCGTAGCTGCGATTGAAGATCCGTCTACCTACGTTGTTCAGGCTGATGCCGCAGCGAAGCCCGAAGGCGGTCGGACTCCCTCTGGCGCCAACGGGACGTGGACTATTCAGTCTCTCATTTTCGCCAAGAGCAACTTCTCATTGGAGGAGGCGAAGCAGTGGATCAAGGATCACTCTGGCTTCGGCAATTACGGTGCAGATGAGACGGGTACCAGCTACCGCTTTCGGCAGTACGATCCGGAGCATTTCTCCGAGTACCGAACGATCACAATCGACACCGGCATCTCCGCAGCATACGGAAAGATCTCGAAGGACACCGAGCGCACCGAGGACGATGCAAAGAAGTCTCTGGCCTCATCTATCCGTCACTGGGAAGCTGCCCACAACGTAAACAAAGCGATCATGGCAGCTGGCCTGAAGGTACTGCGCGAGAGCGCGGTGATCTCCAAGGCCGAGGGTGGAGAGGAGGAGGAACGCTTCGTTCTCTCCCTCGTCCTCGAGCCGAACGACGGGAAAGATGGCGTACCTCTCAAGCCAGATACCCAGGACGATGTTTACAGCGTGGAGGACGTGCGGAAAGCCGCCCACGCCTGGATGGAATTTCACGGCGCGATCGATCTGAACCACTCGTGGAAAGCTCTCGGGAAAGAGAAGGTACGAGTACTCGAATCCTTCCTCTCGCCTATCACCTTTGAGTGCGGCGAAGGCGACCAGAAGTACACCGTCCTGAAGGGCACCTGGATGCTCGGTGTCCGTGTCGTAGACGATGAGTTGTGGAAGGGTATTAAAGGCGGACAGATTGGCGCATACAGCATCGGCGGAACAGCGATGCGAGAGCCCGTAGCGTAGGAGGATAATGATGTCACGGAAGACCAAAATCAAGAAGTCGGCCGAGACGGTAAAAGAAGGCGAGAAGCTATTCCGCCTCACCGAGATCGATCCCGAATACGTGAGCCTCGTAAGCGCCGGCGCAAACCGACAGAAGACCTTCATGGTGGTGAAGGAAGATGAAGCTGGCCTCGGTCCTGGGGGCGTATGCGTATGTCCCGAATGCGGACATGAGGTAGCTCACACGAACCGTCGCGAAGGCGTCCAGTGCAACAAGACCGAATGCCCGAAGTGCGGCAAGATGATGACTCGCAAAGACGGTGGCGATGAGACTGAAAAGATCATCCCGGGCATGATGCCTTCGCCAAGAACGCCCGGTAACACATGCCCGAATTGCGGGAAGAAATTACCGAGGCCGACGCCGAACAAGTGTCCTTTCTGCGGCGCTCCACTGAAGATCGGAGAGGGCGGGAAATCAGACGACGATACGACCAACAGCGGAGACTCCGCTGACACAGATAGCACCGACAAAAACGACGATGGTAACAGAGCCGACGCCGACGGGACTCCCGATCAGGGCGAGACAGATCTCGCGCCCTGGCTCAACGAAGCAGGGGACAAGGTCGATGACCTCTCACTGGATCATGCGATTCAGCGAGCTCTCGACGCCCAGGACGACGGCCACACCAGCGACGACGGTGCATCAAAAGGGGCAATAGAGATCGACAGCGACACGGACCTGCCCGCCGTGAAGAAGGTCGGGGATGAGGCACAGAAAGAGGACGAGTTGAAAGCGGAAATCGCCGCGCTCAAAACCGAGCTTGAAAAAGCACGGAGCGAGCTTAGAAAGACGCGACGGGAAACCCTTGCGTTGAAGGCGAAGAACGCACGGCTGTCCAAGGGTATCGGCAAGTCCAGCGTTATGCTCACCGGAGAGGTGACAGCGAAGGGCGACCAGCACACCGATACCGATGGCGAGAGTCCATCACGCGGGGCGTTCCTCTCCGGAGGAGATATTTCCGCAGCAGTGGTGGAGGAATAAAAAAACCGACTTCAAAACGACGGAGGAAATCGAAATGGCTACAGCAAACAAAACAATCATGGCGAAGGCCGACATGGAGGTCGCGGACCTCATTGCCGACGGTGGGTATCTGCAGGACGAACAGGCGGAGATGTTCATCGTCGACATGATCAAAGAGTCCGTGCTGATGCGGCTCGTAAACGTGCAGGGCATCAAGTCCCACACGAAGCTGATCGACAAGGTCGGCATCAACGGGCGCGTCCTTCGCCCCGGCACGTCCGGTCACGCGCTGGCGGCAGCGGATCGTGTACAGCCGACCACGGCCCAGGAGACTCTGACCACGACCTTGATGAAGGCGGAGATTCGTCTCAACGACGAGCTTCTCGAGGACAACATCGAGAATGGAAAGTTCAAGCAGACCGTCATGTCGATGATGGCCGAGCATGCCTCCATCGACCTCGATGATCTCCTGGCCAACGGAGACACGACCAGCGCGGATCCGCTGCTCGCACTCTTCAACGGCATGATCGCCGCAGCCGTCTCTCACATCGTCAATGCCGGTGGCGTACCCATCGCAAAGTCGATGCTGAAAGATGCGATCAAAACGATGCCGGGACAGTACAACCGCACGAAGCGCAACCAGAGGTTCCTGACCTCCGAAGACGGACAGATCGATTACCACGACTATCTGGCGGATCGCGCCACTGGCCTCGGTGACACGAAGGTTCAGGATGACTCGCCGGACAAGTACGGCAACAGGGCCATCCTCGGGATCCCTGTCTTCCCCGATGACCTCGGTGGCGGCGACGAGACGGCAATCCTCCTGCTCGATCCCAAGGAAGCCCTCTTCGGGTTCTGGAGGAAGATCCGCGTGGAAACGGACCGGGACATCACGACCGGCGAGTGGATCATGGTCACGTCACTGCGGGCTGGCTTCCAGTACAAGGAAGAGGATTCCGTCGTGAAAGTCATCGGCGTCAAGACCCAGTAATTCTGGTGTCCTGGTAGGTACGAACTGAAAACGAAGAACGCCGTCGACTAGGTGGCGGAACTAAGGAGAAAGCAAAATGGCACTTGGAGCAATCACCATCGCATCTGTCCGAGAAAGCAAGGACGGCGGTCAGGAAGTTCTGATGAGTTGTCCCGGTGACGGAGCGTATCCCACCGGAGGTACGGTCGGATTCAATGCGCTACTGCGCGCAGCTATCAAGCTGGCAGCCGCAACCGCATCCGACTCGAATATTCGCAACGCCGAGCGCGTGGCGGTGATGAGCATCGTGCCAGTAACTGCCGGCGCATATGTGCCGAGTCTCGACTATGCAAACGACAAGCTGTTCGTGTACGACAACGGCGCGGACGCTGAAGTAGGTGCCCTCACCGATCTGAGCGGAACCACGTTCAGCTTCGTTGCGATTTGCAAGTAGCAGGGAACTGAAACAGAAAGTAACAGTCGGATAGTCGGCTGAACGAAGGAGAAAAAAATGGCTCTCGGAACCATGACCATTCAGGCCGTTCGGGAAACCCGCGACGGTGGACAGGAGCTTCTGATCAGCTGCGACGGCGACGGCGCTTACGGGGCTGGCGGAACTGCTGATTTCAACGCGGCGATCCAGGCCGCAATCAAGACAGCTCACGCTGCGGCGACCGATAAGAATGTCCGCGGCGAAGAGGAAGTGGAGTGCATGTACATCATCCCGGTAACGGCCGGCGTGTACGTGCCGAGTCTCGACTTCGCAAACGACAAGCTGTTCGTCTACGACAACAGCACCGATGTGGAGTCCATCGTCGCGAACATGAGCGGAACCACGTTCACGTTTGTCGCGGTCTGCAAGTAGTAGTTCGCAGTAAAGGCTTTCGGTGACGCGGTGCTCCTCGTATGCCCCCCACATCCCGGGGAGCACCGCAGATCCGTTACGGGGTAGTAGTAAAAAAAAGGAGAAAAGAAGATGACCATCACAGCAGTAAGACTCAGCCCACGAGACAAGCGAAAAGGATTCGGAATGGCGACCTACGTCTCAGCCAACAGCAGGACAAAATACCTGGCAGGGACAGACCGCAGCCCGTCACCCTTTCGCGTCACGAACAGCCCGAAGGAAGTCACCGAGCTTTCTCGTTTCCCGCAGTTTGAGATCCTCGAATTCAACAACATGGATCACCTGCGAGGTTTCATCCAGAGCGAGATGGAGGAGCGTGCTCGAGTCGGTCTGCCGGCAGTCCGTGCCGCAGTAATGACCGGCCTGGGAGCAGGGAAGGTTTCGAGCGATCAAGTACTGCCGAAGAAGGCTGTCCTTCAGCGTCTCCCTGCCGCAGCCGACGGCCCCAACTCCGACCCAAGGAAGACGCACACCGGGCGCACACCAGCGGGTGAGACTGCGAGAGCGGAAGCCCCGGCGCCGTCCAAACCGAAGCCCAAGGCGAAGGCCAAACCGAAGGCCAAACCGAAGGCCGAGCCGATAGCCGAGCCGAAAGCCAAGAAGGGCAAGAAGGGCAAGAAGGGCAAGGTCAAAGCGCCGAGGAAACGTTCCACAAAACCGGCCTCCGACAACGAATAAACAGGAGGTCGTTATGGCGAATGCACCCGAGCCACGTCACGCCGCGCACAGAGATACTGGAGATCTTGCCCTTGCCGCGTATGCACACATGCGGGGCTTTCGAGTAATGAAAGCAGAGGAGATGAAGAGAGGAAGGATCACCGAATATCGATTCACAATCGAAGATCCTTCCGAGCAGTGGGATGGACTCTGCGTTGACTTCGCAAACTCAGAAGCACAGAAGCACGACGCGTCCGTGAGGACGCTGAAGAGGCTCTGTAAGCGAGCTACAAGAAACGCTGGCTGATAGGAGATTGTCGTGACAGCTATCGCCAATCTGGCATGGGAAATCGATGCGACAACACTCAGCGTTCTGGTAGCTGCCGGTTTCGATGCGTGGTTGGTTCAGCGCGAAGAAGCTGGGCCCGTCTGGGTAGACATCGCCTACACTACAACGCTTCCTCCTCTCGTCTCAGATGTATTCCGCTACGTCTTCTCAGATGCCTCCGCGCCAGTCGATGCCAGCGAGGATCCTTCAGCCAATTATCAGGCCGTTCCGTACCGTATTAGCGACAGCGTGACCGATGCTCCCGTAGCAGCGACCGCAGTCAGGCGCGGGTATATTTGTCCGACTGATATTTGGAATGAAGGCTATGTCAATCCGCCGTGGACGCCAGCAAAAATATGGCGTGGAATCGACCGTGCGACCGCGCTGATCGATGCAGTTTGTCGGCAGTGGTTTGAGCCTCGGTATTCTCAGTTCACGTTCGACGGAACAGACCACTCGCAACTCTGGCTCGACCTCCCGATCTGTGCCCTCCACGCAATCATTCAGGACGATACAATTCTGGACCGTGACGACGTGGAAGTTTACAACCGCCACCTGACCCGAGGACAGCTGTCTCCTGACGACCGAAACAATCCCAAGGTATCTTATGCCCTTGACTATCCGCCGGGATACAGAGGGCGACAGAGACGCATCTACGCAGACTCCGCATTATTCGGCGCTGGTCGAAAGAACGTCCTGCTGAAGGGCGTCTTCGGATATACCGAAATCGGGCCAGGAGACTTTCCTGCGGAGACGATAGCGAATAGCCAGGTCCCGATAAGCTACGGTCAGACGCCGGCAGAAATTAAACGGGCCGCGCTCCTCCTCTCTCTCAACTTTATGCTTCCGGCCGGAGATCAACAGGACGCCTTTCTTGCAAACCGCGTCACGCGGATCCAGACCCGCGACCAGTCGATTGCCTTCTCGGACATGGGTAGCTCAAGCGGGGGTGATTCTTCCTACGGACTGACAGGAAATATCGAAGTCGATAACATCCTGATGCGGTACGCAGGACCGATGCGGATAGGGGCGGCTGGTCTATGAGCATCATCACCAGAGGGAGGCTCATCAACAAGTTTGTGGCGGTGATTATGCGGCTCGATACCGTTGCGACCGCAGCTGTTGTCGGAGGAGGATACGACCCCGAGTTCGATGCGGTAATTCCTGTCGATGACGGAAGCCAACTCGGACTTACCTCGCGCCGCGAGATGGCCGCGCTTCGCCTCCCTGCCCAACTGGATCGCAAGAATTGGGGGGAGCAGACACAGGCTCGCGGAGGTCGCCAGATCTCTGCGGATATTGTCCTGACTTTCCACTGGCCTGACCTCGAGAATAATGGACTGATCGGTGCAGACGGGGAATGCCTTTTGAAGAAGGGCGACCGCATCGAAAAGATCGAGACTGTGATGGGTACGGTAGAGGCCACCTTCGACAATCCACCCGGGATGTTTATCACGGATTTCGAGAGGGCTGGACACGGCCAATCACCGTTCGGAACGCCTCGGACAAATCTCCTGTATACCTACTGTGCGTATGAGCGCGTAGCTACTGAAGGAGTCGGCTGATGGCTGTCCGTGTTCGCATAACCGAGTACGGGATGAAGCGTATTGTCAAGTCCGTAAGTAAATGGGCTCGACGTGCCGAAGGTGCGGTAGGAAAGGCGACCGGCAAGCTGGCCCACGAGCTTCGCAAGGACATCGTGACCGGCATCAGAAGTCAGGCGCCAGGAGGCATCAGATTCAAGCCATTGAAGCGAGCTACTATCAAGGCCAAGGGAAGTAGCAAAGCACTGATCGATGATGGAGACCTCCTCCGTTCGGTGAACGTCACGAAAGTCGGAAAACTTTCCTATTTCGTAGGTGTCCATCGCTCTGTGATCTCTCCCAGCGGAAAGCCGATGGCAAACATCGCGGAGATCCACGAGTTCGGGTCGAAGAAGGTGAAAGGTAGACCACCGAAGCGACCGTTCTTGGTGCCGTCTTATAACGCCTGGAAATGGGGCGCACAGAAACGATTTGCAGAGTGGGTCGCAAGGGATATTGGCGTACCGCTGCTCGGTTCAAAAATGGGCAGTATCAGCGTCGGGGGTAATGGCTGATGGCTATCCCAACGGTCAGCAGCGTAAGCCCGAATAGTGGCCTGACGCGAGGACAGAACATAGTCCGTATCGCAGGTACGAATTTCCGTCTTCCCGATCCGCCTTCTGCTACCGGTCCCATCCAATCGGACCAGCAGAAAACAGTCAGCGTGAAGTTCGAGGGCGTAGAGTCCGAATGGGCATATTCTGCCAGCGCCGAACTCATCCTTGCTCGAGTACCGATCTGGGCTGGCCCGTATGATATTTCCTTCCCCGCCGACCTCGATGTTCGGGTCGCAAACTTGGACAATAGCGAGGTCGAGATACCGGGGGAAAATGCCACGCTGGTAGACGGCTACGCAATCGGCCGCCCGAGCCTCGCGGAGGAGTCGTACCTTCAGCGTACTGTGCGCGAAGTCATCAAGTTATTTCGGCGCCACGTCCTTCAGAATGCGCACCACACCACGTCGCGTGATTATTCGTTGACGCCGGCACAACAAAAGACTCTGCGCGCCAGCGGCCCGTTGCTTCAATTAATGGGTCCGCGCCTTCCGATAAATCGTTTCTATTCGCTAAACAGAGAGGATCCGGAAGCAGACCCTCTGGGCGGCGTAAACGGAATGATGAGGAGGAGGCCACCGGTCACTTGCGACGTCGAGTTTACCGTCATCGCGTGGGCGAATAATATCAGTCACCTCAACGGACTGGTTGAGGCGATCCTCCTCTTCCACCGAGACATCAAATTTGTGAAGGTCGCAGTCGACCCGACCGACCTCTCAAAAGGTACGAAGGATTACGAGTTCGCACAGCCGTGGGACGGCTACCCCGAGGTGAGCACTGACCCGACGGCGGACGATTTAATGTATGCGAGATTAATTAGTGTAATTCGGGGAGTGCATATTGACGAGGATCTTGGTACCATCATCGAACGGGGCTGGATTGTAACGCAGAATGATGGAGATCCCACGCTGCAGATCATGAGCCCGTAACGGAGGATTCAATGAGCGGAACTATCATAATCGAGAATCTGACAGGACAACATCTTCAGTACCGCGTAGAGCACCAAGTCGTCTGCGTGAAGTTCGGGAAATGCTTCTGTAAAAAGGGCCGTAGAGGTTCGGTCACGATGACCGTTCACGTGCCCGGCGGAGCCGGGATGAGGACAGAGCCGTTGAATCCGTTGCTCTCGAAAGTTCCTGAGATACAGCGGGATGTAACGGGACCGAAACCCAAGATTAAAATCGTCGGATCTTCGGCGGTTTCAGCAAAGGCGAGAGCGGCGACAAAGCCGACAGTCAAGGCGGAAGTTGAGACGGAAGTTGAGACGGAAGTCGAGGCGGCAGTTCGGGCGAAGGTAGACTCCACCCCATCTGGAAAAAAAGGCGGCGGTGGACGGAAGGGCAAGAACAACTAAGCGGGAGACTACCCGGAACTACCGCCCCAAATTAGCAGGGCGACAGGAGGAATCCGATGGCAGCTGCGCTTCTGGCAAGTAGAGTGGTCATCCTCGAAGAGGAGTCGTCAATACCGACTATCGCAGCGTTACCTTCAGCGGTTACGTTGTGTCTCGGGATCACCGAGCGTGGGCCTATTGCTGACCCGCAACTCCTGACGTCCTTCGAGGAATACCAAAGAAATTTCGGCGGCTTCACAACGGAATCTGACGTCTGCATCGCAGCGTATGGATTCTTCAGACAGGGCGGTACCTTCATGTGGGTGAGCCGTACCTGCCACTTTGTCGATGTGCTCGACCCGACGACGGCGACCGCAGCGGTAGGGAGTGTGATGCTGAACAACGATGGGTCGCTCGCGACCCCCGCTTCCGTCGGCCCAGGAACCGACGTATCACCGTTCATCATGACAGACGGACTACACGCTGACATCGACGTCGGTGCTGGCGCCATCGTTGTGACCTTCAACGGTGTGCCGGCGACCCTAAATAACGCGCCGACAGTCGAGCCGTATGCCCTCGTCGGCGGTGAGACTCTTCTCGTGACCGTGAACGGAGTCGCACAGGTCGTAACCTTCGCAGCGCCTGACTTCGCAATCGGTGGTGCGGCTACCTCCCTGGAAGTCGCAGCGAGGATCAACTCCGACCTCACACAATGCCACTGTGACCGAACAGGCGTAGGCCCGTGGGGTTTGGAACTGACAACGGATGGCAGTGGTAACGACTACTCGCTAGCAGTAACAGGAGGCACGGCGGCAGCTGTCCTCGCCTTCGCTGCCGGTCCGGTTGTCGGTGCTGGCAACGTAGGAGACATCGCCGCGGTTACCGATCTGGAAGTGGAAGCGATCATCGAGGCGACTGCCGGTCTTATCGGTGTCGTCGATGTGGTTGTGGGCGCCGGAGTAGCTGGCGACATTTCCATCGAAACAATCGCTACCGGAATCGCGGCAGAAATCCAGGTGGAGGTAACTTCGACCGTAGACTTCGGTCTGGATAACCTCCTCCACAACGGCGCCGCAGCCGCAGTCCAGCCGACCCTTCTTTGCTCCGGAAAATATGCCGGCGCGTATGCCAATGATCTCACGATCATCACCGCGTTGGCGACGGACGGACAGGCCGAGCATTTCAATCTCCAGGTTCTCGACTCGGGGGTGGTAAAGGAGACTTGGCCGAACCTCTCGATGCTCGACACGGCCGTGAGTTACGTGGAGACGGTCATCAACAATATCAACCTCGGATCCCACCTCATAGAAGTTGCTGATCAGCTGCTTGCTCCGATAGGGATCAAGCGTCCTGCCAACGCCACTTCGGCGGCAATGGCGGGAGGCGATGACGGGCTCGCCGCAATCGCGGATTCCGACTATGTCGGGAACATCGCGGGGCCGACGGGACTCTACACTTTCGACCGCATCTCAACGGGTCGCATCCTCATCGTTCCCGGCATCTACACTGAGGCGGTTCACAAGGGTATGCTCGACTACGCCGAAGTAGATCGCAACGGGTCAATGTTCTGTCTCCTTGACTGTCCTCCCGCCAACACGAAGCTCCAGGTCGTCACGTACCTCACCGGTGCGGGCCTCCTTGAGTACAGCGAGTTCGGCGCAATCCACTGGCCGTGGATCAAGGTCGGAAATCCGCAGCCTTCGGTCTACGGAACTGACGACACGATCACGGTCGCGCCGTCCGGTTGGATCGCAGGCAAGTGCGCTGCGAATGACCAGAAGCTCGGAGGGGTGTACGAGGCCCCGGCAGGGTTCGGTGATGGCTGGGGAGTTATCCGCGGGATGATGGGAGTAGAGGACGATCCCGCTGGCGCCTCAACGCACCAGTGTCTCGACGAGAAGGCTCGCGACTACGTCTACCCGTACCGCATCAACCCGTTCAATCGCACGACGGGTGGACTCTGGTACATGGACGGATCGCGTACTCTCAAGAGCACCGGAAACTTCCCGAGCATCGGGGAGCGGCGCGGCGTCATTTTCATCGGAGAGTCGCTGAAGGAAGGTCTCCAGATCTTCCGGCATCGTTTCAACAACCGCACGAACCGGCAACGGGCAGGGAGGTCGATCACCCTGTTCCTCGTGACCGAGATGAACAAGGGCGCATTCAGGAGCACGGATCCTGCCACAGCCTTCTTCGTCGACGTCAGCGATGCACTGAACCCGGTCGCCAACGAATTCGCGGGCATCATGACCATCCGTATCGGGCTTGCCACAAACAAGCCGACGGACTGGATCATCCTGCTCATTACACAGGACACCAGGGCGCTCGAGGAAAGCCTCGCAGCGTAGGAGGAGAATGAACAATGGGTACTCCGACCAACTGGGATAAAAAATTCTCCTTCGTCGTGGAAATCGACGGGGTTGCACGCGCTGCTTTCGCTCGCTGTAGCGAGATTGCAGGCGAGGCCAACAACGTCGCCTACAAAGAGGGCGGGAGACTTCATCCCCACAACGCACCCGGCACGGTGAACTTCCCAGAGTTCACGCTCGAACGTGGTGCGACCGATGACTACGATCTCTACAACTGGTTCCGCGATACCTACGATGCGGCGGCCGGCACAGGGATGGTACCACCCGATCTTTTCAGAACGCTGGATATTGTCCAGCTTGACCGTGCCGGTGATGAGCTGAAGCGATTCCGTTGTTTCAAGTGCTACAACCGTCGCTGGTCTGCCGGCGACTGGGATAACGATGCTGACGAAGTTCGCATCGAATCCGCCATCGTCGTTTTCGATTACTTCGAGCAGGTCGCGGTCTGATCGAAGCTGCCGCTTTTGCGGCCAGGGTATAGGCAACAGCTGACGAGGGGCGCGACTTATCGCGTCCCCGTTGGCCGGTCCCACAAGGGATTAAAAAAGAGAAGGCAAGGAGGGGTGAATGAAACGTCAACCTGTAAAACTTCCATCCGGCGCAATCATCGAAATGCGTCAACTCACGATGAAGGAAGAGAACTTCATGGCCTCGGCTGCGAGGTCGCGTCGTGGGTCGCAAGAGAAGGTGTTGATTGACATCCTCTCCCGCTGCACCGAGGGCTTCATTGATCCCGGTCCCTATCCAGGGAAGGATCAGCAGCAGAGCGTGAAGTGGAAAGAGATGTTGGCGGGTGATTTCTACGCCGCCATGCTGGGACTTCGCAAGCTCTCGTACCGCGAGGGTGCGGCATATGACATCGACGTGAAGTGCCCGAACCGAGGCTGTAATAATAAGTTCGGCTGGACGGTAAATCTCGATACTGATCTCGCGATGAAGCCGCTTCCTCCGGAGTCTGCGGAGAAGTTCAAAAACGGCGAGTCGTTCGTCGTGGAAGCTGACGGCAAGAAGGTTCACTTCAAGCTGCAGATGGTCAGCGATACCGAGTTCCAGGATAAGCTGGAGAAGCGATACCAGCATCGCGAAATGGCTTGTATGATGAGGACGCGGATCACCTCCATAGAAGGAGTCGAGTCGCAGCACCTCATGAACTGGCTCGATGGCGAAGGTAAAGGGCCATACGACGGGCTGACCAGCGACGATGCCGAGGACATCCGGAGCGCGTTTGTCGAGGTAGACTGCGGCGTCGATACAGAAGTGGAAGTTGAATGCACCCGGTCTAGCTGCCGGAACGTATTCACAATTGACCTCCCTTTTTCAGGAATCTTCAGCCCGGGTCGCGCAGCGGCGAAGAGGAAGGTTTCGAGGGAGGAGGATCCGGAGATGGAGCTGGAGGAGAAGACGGAGAGCAATGGTATTATCCCATCGGAGGACTGACCGAGGCGGACGTGCGGACGCTCCGCTTCCACCTCTCTTGGCTACCTCTTTTTGGGTCGGGATTGCACCTTGATTATATGAACACGCTGGACCTAACAATGGTGGAGGCTGTGGACTTGGTGGACGAGATTTTCGAGACGCGAGAACGGGAATCGAAGGCCGCATTTAAGGGATAATCCGATGGCTATGAACAGCATGGGAGCTGGGTTTGTTCTGAAGGCATATGATGCCGCAACCCCAGTGATCCGCCGCGTGGGCCGAGGCTTCGGCTGGCTGCGCGGTCAGGCTCGTCGCATGGCTGGCGGAATGAATTCCGCACTGGGATCCACAGCCACTGGTTTCATGGCCTTACACGCTGGCCTCGGCATGATAAAATTGGCGAAGACCGCCGCCGATGCCGCAGGAAAATTCAGTCAGAATGTTCAGGCTGTCGGGAAGGTCGCTCGAGCTACGGTGCCAGAGTTGAAGCTGTTGAGAGAGACGGCTATCTCGGCCGCGCTCGGGACGCAATTTTCGCCGGATGAAACTATCGAGGGTTTGAAAACTCTTTCTGCGATGGGCCTGAAGGCCGCGCAGTCCGTTAAGGTTTTGATCCCAGTCCTCAACCTTGCCACCGGCTCGCTCGGGCAGCTTGGTGTTGCCGGCGCCGCTGACGCAGTTATCGGTACCGTCAAGGCAATGGGATGGGAGATGGAGAAGGCGACCGAGGTCACGGACAAGCTACTCAAGATCACGCAGATGACGAACTATCAGACGAAGGATTTCTCCACCTCAATGGGTAGGGTCACGTCGACTGCAAAGCTCTATAAACAATCGTTTGAGGATGCACTCATTACGATGGGCCTGACGCGGAACATGAACATCGAGGCAACCGTTGCCTCGACCTCCCTTCGCGAATCGTGGAGACGACTAGCTACTGACCAGCGTTCGCAACAGGCTGTTGAGAAACAGGGCATCAAAATATTCAGGGATAGCGACGGCAAGATCAAGGACATGCTGGGGGTGATGTCTCAGCTTGCTGAGAAGACAAAAGACCTCACGGACAAAGAGTCGATGCGGCTCGTCACTGTTGCCTTCGGAGTCCGTGGTCAGGCGGCATTCAACGCCGTAGCCAATGCCTCGTATACCGTGATGAAAAAGGGTGAGGAAGTTAATCTGAAAGGGGCCGACGCAATCAACGCGATGCGGTACGAGCTCTCCCTGGCCGGTGAGACTTTGGACGATACCCAGAAGGCAAGTTTGCGCACCGCTCTCGGGGTTCACGATCTGAGCAAGGTACTGCAAACATCGACGGGCGTAGCTGAAGAATTCAAGGACGCTCTTCTCGAAACCTACGAGGGCCAGAAGCAACTCGTCAGCGGGGCGTGGCAGACATTAATGGTTGTGATCGGAGAGGACTTTGCGAAGTCGATGAAGCCGGCAGCGAAGGCACTCTACGAGATGGTTTCAGCTATCGCCCAGTTCGTAAAATCAATGTCTCCGCAGGCGAAGTCTGCGGTCTTCAAATTCGTCGTCGCGCTCGGCGCCCTCATCACGGTAGGCGGTGGGCTGATGCTCCTCTCAGGGGCGTTCTCGATGCTCGGAGGATCGATCTTCGGCTTCGTCTTCTCCATCGGGAAACTCCTGGTGATCGGCGTTCCATTGGTGATGCTCCTCTCCGGACTCGGGATCGGTTTTTCATCGCTATTCAAGGCAATGGGGATGGTCGGCAAAGAGGGCATGAGCCTCACCGATATTTTGAAGAAAGTTCGGTACGCTGTGTCCGGTGCGTTCTCGATCCTTACCGGCGAGGCATTCTCAAAAGACCTCCAGGAAAATCTGAAGGAGGCGGAGAACAAAGGCGTGGTGAGGTTCCTGAATAAGTTCCGCAGTTGGATCGATAAATTCAAATCTTTTTGGGCAGGACTGAAGGCGGGGTTTGAAGCTGGAGTAGCTGCGTTGTCGCGGTCGTCGGCATTCAATCAGTTCAAGGAGAAGCTGGAAGGAATCATCAAGATCTTCACCGGGGCTGATGCCAAAAACTCGCCGGAGGTTTTGAAGAAGTGGGCTGAGCGTGGAGAGGCTGCCGGCGTGAAGCTGGCGCGGCTCGGTGAGAGCGCCGCCGACATGATGGGGAAACTCATTGAATTCGGTTCAGCTTTTGCGTCATGGATCTCGGAGATCTCCGCTGAAGATGTGAAGTCAACCATCGACGGATTTGTAGATGGGTTCCGCACCATCGGGGATGTCTTCTCTGGGGTCGGAGCTACACTCGGAGTGATTTACAATTCCGTGAAGCTGATCCTTTCCGCCATCGTTGAGGGTCTGTACTACGCCGGCACCGGACTCTCGAGTGGAATGAATACTATCTACCAACGGATCTTCGGATCTGACGAAGACCTCGCGAGGACGCAAGCGCATTATGATAAGTTGCTCGACTCCAATAACGCCTTCTCCTCCACCAAGGGTGCTGCGGGATCTCTGCAGGATATTGATGCGGGATGGAGGGAGAGGATGGCAGCGAATACGAAGCGCGACCGCGAGGCATCGGCAGTCGAACGAGGTCGACAATACGGTAAGAAGTTGGGCCAGAGAAAGATGGATCTGGAGCAATGGATCAATGCCTCTCCAGAAGCATGGGCCAAGATGACAAAGGGCACCGGGGCGGAGGGCAACGTAGCGTTCTCGAATGCCTCCTCTGAGATGCAAACAAGATTCCTGAAGGAGTTGGAGAACGTCAACAAATCGATCACGAAGATCATGGGTAAACCGGTCGTCGTAAACCTCGACGGAAACAAGGTCGGGGAGATCATCGGGAACACGCCAGCCGCAACTGGAGAGGACTCGCTCGACGACACTCCCGCAGTTACGAATTTTTAGGAGGACGAAGTGCCCAACCAGACAGGTAGCCCAGCAGTGACATCGGTTCCGAACCTGGGTGCGAGCGCGGCCAATAGTCCGAGCACAGTGACGAAAGGCTACGTTAAGAACCTACTGTTGGAGGAGACTGGAAGTCCGGATTTTCCCGACATGATTACGTTCCCATTTCGGCCTACCATAGTGAACGTCAGTACGTCTGTGAACGACGAGTCGATGGACGTGATGGGGATGAGTCACAGCTACGAAAGTTATACGAATACGACAAACCCCGAGGTCACGTTCGAGCTGTATTATAACGCGCTGATGATGATCAAGGAACGGACCTATCAGAACGTAAAAAAATCGCTGCTCAACCAGATGTCCGAGGAGATAGAAAAGCAACGGCGCTGGCTCCAGTCATTACTATACCCAGGCTATACTCCGGCGGGGGTTATCGGGGCGCAACAGCCACCCTGTATTCTATGCCTTCCTGGTATCGTTACAATCCGCGCCAAGCTGAAGTCGCTAGGTGAGGTCCACGACCGTGTAGACATCGACGGGAACATCGTTGAGCTACGTCTCCCAGTCACGTTCCGCGAGGCTCCGATGGCACGAATCACGATGGAAGATGTACTGATGAACGGCATGTTCAGAACGTGGGGTGCCTGATGCCGATGTACGAGTATAGCCGCTATCGATACTGCACCGTTCTGACTGCCAGCGACGGCGTCACAAAGTATCTCGACGAGCGCGAGCCGTTCCGTTTCCGCGACGAGTCCGACAACCGTTTCTATGTCGCGAAGGAAGGCGATACTTGGTGGGGAATCGCGTGGAGGTTTTTCCCCTCATTTCCGAACAAGTCATTGCTCTGGTGGCTCGTCTGCGAATACCAGCCCGAGCCCATAGTTGATCCGACAATTCGCATCGCCCCTGGAATGCAGATTGTCGTGCCGAGTGAGCGACTCCTTCGCAACAATGTTTTCAGCCGAGAAAATCGCCGGTTCCACCACTGAGGAAAAATGCCTTACGGTAGCGCACAGGTCATCATCCAGCTCATCGATTTCGATGATGGCGATAATACCTATTACGGTGACTACCTAAAGATGAACGAGTACCTCCAGACCCGCATGCTATCGATGAAAGTTGTGGACCGCGACCGCGGTAAAGACCGGCTCGAGATTAAGTTCCGCAACGATGATTTTGTGATGATCGATTCCCCTATTTTCGCGAAGGGTCAGAAGCTACTTGTCACCTGGGGCTGGCCCGGGGAGATGGTTGTGCCTCGGCGCTTCATCGTGCAGTCTGTAAAGGGTGGAGCCGTAATCACGGTCGCAGCCCACTGCCGCCTCGCCCTCATGGACCGAGAGAAGATGTCGCGCTTCGAGGAGAATATGACCCACAGCGAGTTCTGTGCCATGCTCGTTGAAGAGTATGGATATAGCGGAACCTTCCAGTGGATCGAAGCTACAAATGAGAGATGCGATGTCACGCAATCGCACATGACCGACGCGAGGATCCTACACCGTCTTGCCAGGAGAAATGGATTCGTCTTTTACGAGGATGCAACGGGGATCCATTGGCATGCTCGGAACCTCAAAGGCGAGCCGGTGCGCTGGTTCTTTTACCGCAACGATGAAGGGCGCGGAGACATCCTCGCGCCTCCCAGGTTCGACATCAATATGAGCCGAGGGATCTCAAAGGTGAAGGTGACGTACCGCGACCCGACGACGAAGGAATACGGCGAGGTATTTGGAGGTCCGGACGATACTGAGATCGATAGTCTCGGTGAAGAGACAGAGATGGGCGTACTGGACGATTCCTCGCAGGGAAAGCGGGCGGATCGAATGACCCGCGTCGATGTCCGATACGGTGGGCTGATGACGGCAGAGGAGGCACAGCGCGAGGCGAGCGCGAGGTACTACGAGACTGCGAATAAGAGATACA